AACTACAAGGATAGATTACCAAATGGTAACTATATTGAAAAGACTGCATCACACTTTGTTATAGTATCGGGAGATAGTCCATCGACAGCGTTGATCTCTATGAAATCTACTCAATTAAAAATTAGTAGAAAATGGAACTCAATGATGTCTGGTATTAAGATGAAGGGTGCGAACGGAATGTTTACACCGGCATCTTTCAGCCACATTTACAAACTAAAAACCACTCAAATGTCAAATGATAAAGGCACTTGGTTTGGTTGGGAAGTTAGTAAAGTAGGCCCAGTAACTGATAAAGGTCTTTACGATCAAGCCAAAAGTTTTAGTGAGAACATCTCAAAAGGTGCTGTCAAAGCTAAGCATGGTGAAGAGAAACCAAAGGACCAAACTAGCATTATATAATTCCTTCGGGATATGTGCACAGTGTGGGCCGAAAGCGAGAGTGGACGGCCCACAATACAGTTATGGAAAGATACATAGAATTTTTTAACGGATATAGGAATGCTTACGGTGTAGCTGACTTCAATCACCCAGACTCCTACATAGACTCTGAGACAGGTAAAAAGAAACCTGTATACAGATGGAACTTTGAGGAACTTACTGATGAAGTATACAAACAACACATAGAGGGTAAGCTATCGATAGGTATACAACCATGCACAGAGAATGCATTGGTTAAGTTTGGAGTCATAGATATAGATCCAAAAGACTACGAAGAATTTAATAAAAAAGATTATATAGATATCATACAGCAATACGAATTACCTTTACTGCCGGTAGAATCGAAAAGCGGTGGCCTACATTTATTTTTATTTATGGATGCATTTACAGATTCTAAAACTGTAAAATCTTTTCTTACAAATTTATTGTCTTTGTTTGGACTTAAACAAGATACAGAAATATTTCCAAAACAAACACAGCTGACAAAAGATAGTGAGACAGGTCAACTACGACCAGGACAGTTTATAAATCTACCATATTTTGGGGAGGAACGTAAAGCTTTGAACGTTGATGGTACGACGTTTACACTGGATCAGTTTATGAAGGTGATCAGTGCAAACCTGGTTACAAAAGAAAGACTGAAAGGAATTACAGAAGAGATCGAAACAAAAAGTATGGAAGGTGTGGACGAAGAATTTACAGAAGGTCCACCATGTTTAGCAGCAATATCTAAACTATCTAAAAACGAAAACTTTGATGGCAAAGATAGATTTATGTACAACTATCATGTCATGGTCAAGATGAAGTATCCAGACAACTGGCAACAAAAAGTTATGAATGCACCGGTAAAATATTTTGCAGGCGTACATGCAAACGCGTGGGATCAAAAGTTTTTAAATCAAAAAGTAAAATCATGGAACAGAAGTTCTAAAGGTTATACCTGCACACAAAGTCCATTGAGTGAGTATTGACAAACTTAAAGAAGATAGATCTAGATCCAGAACCTGAGTACGAATTTGATGTAACAAAACCAGATGGTATTGGTACAGCGACAGTGCATTGTAAAAATGTAGAACACCTAAATGATCAGCGTAAGAGACGTAACTCAATATCAAAAGCTGCAGGATTCTTACCACCACTAATTAAGAATGATGAAGAGCAAGCTGTGATGGATGCATTGTATCAAACACAAAAGATTGTACAGCCACCGGTAGGTACATCACCAAAAGAAAAATTACATGATGTTATACATGCAAAAATAAACGGACCAAAAGCTACAAGCGATGCTGCATTTAAAACTGGTTCTGTATTATTAGAAGGTGAGTATGCGTTTTTTAAATTTGATAAATTTTATGATAAACTAAAAGCAAAGAACTGGAAATACAGCGAAGATAAAACAGGACGTATGATGCAGGTGATGTATCAAGAATGTGAGATAGAGTTTTTAGAACAAAAAAGATTTCCATCAAAAGAAGCAGGTAAGTATCATTCATCAACAAAAAATATTATACAGATAAATGTAAAAACATTTGAAGAAGTACCTATCCACCACACTAAAACAAAACATAAGACGGACATACTATGATCAGTAGAAAATTATTCGGGCCTCCGGGAACGGGGAAGACTACAAAACTATTAAAGTATGTTAAAACGTTTTTAAAACTAGGAACACCAATTGATAAAATAGGGTACTTTGCATTTACAACTAAAGCTGCGAACGAAGCTATTGACAGAATGTTGGATGCTTATCCAAAGTATCAAAGAAAAGATCTTAAACATTTTAGAACACTACACTCTCTTGCTTTTAACCAGTTGGGTATGAAGAAGGCCCAGGTTATGCAGGATGAACACTACGAAGATATAGGTAGAAACCTTGGTATAGAAGTTACGGTTTACTCTGGAGGAGAAGAGACAACAGGTTTTATTAATTCTGATAGTGAATATTTTAATCTAATAAACTCAGCTAGAATAAAAAATATTACAATTGAAGAAGAGTATAACACTGACATGTATTCAGAAGACATGGATAGAAGGTTGTTAAAAATCATAGCAGATGAAGTGGTAAATTATAAAAATTCTTATGGCCTTATAGACTTTACAGATATGATTGACAAATTCATTGTGTCAGGATTGTGTCCGAAATATGATGTAGCATTTGTTGATGAAGCTCAAGATTTATCACCAATACAGTGGAAAATGTTCAATATTATTAAGGAAAATAGCCAATATGTTATACTAGCTGGCGATGATGATCAAGCAATTTATGGCTGGGCAGGAGCAGATGTAAAAAAATTTCAGCAAGAAATTTCAAAGAAGGACATAATTTTGCCACAATCTTACAGGGTCCCACAACTCGTACAAAACATTGCAGATAAAATTTTAAATCAAATACCTGATGACAGACGTATACAAAAAAATTGGAAAGCAAGAGAAGAACAGGGATCGGTAGATTATATTTTTAATCTTGAAGATGTACCATTAGAAAAAGGTAGATGGTTAATACTTGCAAGATACAACGACAAACTAAATAGACTCAAACCTTTTCTAAAAGAACGTGGTGTTTATTTTGAATACAAAGATAGAAAAAGTTACAGGGTTACATTGTTTAGAAGTATTCTAAACTACACACGTTGGACTAAAGGCGATCAATTATCTTTAGCTGAATGTAAAGATATATTTGAATACACAAATACAGAAGTAGAAATTTCTGAAGAAAAGATGTATGATCTCCAGGAATTTGGATTTGACAAAAACATTCCTTGGTACGATGTGTTTGTGTCTGATTATGAAGAATGTTTATACATCAGAGAAATGTTAAGCAATGAAGAAGAGTTGAATAAAGAAGCAAGGATAAAATTATCTACAATACATTCTGCAAAAGGTGGTGAAGCAGATAATGTTTTGTTAATTTTAGATAATACAAAAACAATACGTGATGCAGTTGAAAAAAGTTTTGACAAACAAGACGAAGAACACAGAGTTTGGTATGTGGGTGTAACTCGTACAAAACAAAATCTATATATCATGGCAGCAAAAAAGGAGGACCAAGGGTATGACGTCGAAGGATTTATTTAACAATTCTTTTCCAGAACAAAGGCAGATAGGCGGGAATCACTATAAAAATTTTACGATTCAGCCATACGAATTTATTTCAAAAAACAATCTATCTTTTTTTCAAGGTTGTGTTGTGAAATACGTTTGTAGATATTTGCACAAAAATAAGATAGAAGATTTGGAAAAGATAATGCACTACTGCGAACTAGAAATAAAAAAACTGAAAGATACAAATGGCAAAAAAGGCAAGAGTTGAGAAAGATGTTGTGGTAGGTAAACACGAATTTAGATTGGAGATTTATCTGGCATTAGAAGGACATAAAGATATTACTTGGGAAATATTTCCAAAAGATCACAGTGCAGCATTGTATGCATTTAGTAATAAAAATAAATTAGAAAAACTAATAGAGAAAAAATATATTTATGAAGATACCAAAGTTCGAAGCACAAACTGAGTGGGTAAAACCTACAGAGTTTCCAGACCTACGTGACGTAGATGAAATAGCAATTGACCTGGAGACAAAAGATCCAGATCTATTAAAGAAGGGGTCCGGTTCTGTAATTGGTAATGGTGAAGTTATAGGTATTGCTGTTGCTACAAGTTTTTACAAAGGATACTTTCCAATTGCACATGAGGGCGGCGGTAACATGGACAAGAGTCGAGTCTTATCTTGGTTAAAAGATATACTCGAAGCCCCATCTACAAAAGTTTTTCACAATGCTATCTACGATGTTTGTTGGTTACGGGCAATGGGATTCAAAATAAATGGTGACATAGCCTGCACAATGATTGCATCTGCGTTGACCGATGAGAACAGATTTCGTTATGATCTCAATAGTTTATCATGGCACTATCTTGGTTATGGTAAGAATGAGGCTGCACTTGCAGAAGCTGCATCAGAGTGGGGTATCGATCCTAAATCAGAAATGTACAAACTACCATCAATGCATGTTGGTGCATATGCTGAACGTGATGCTGAAGTAACCCTCGGTCTTTGGCAAGAAATGAAAAAAGAAATTATTAGTCAGGACTTGGAAGATATATTTGACCTGGAGTCTGATTTGTTTCCGTGTCTTGTTGACATGAGATTCAAAGGTGTACGTGTAGATACAGAACGTGCACATAAAATGAAAAAAGAATTTAACAATGCAGAAAAAGATTTGTTGCACAAGATCAAGGGCGAAACAAATATTGATACACAGATCTGGGCAGCAAGATCTATTGCAAATGTATTTGATGTATTGAGACTAGAATATCCAAGAACAGATAAAACTGGAGCACCATCATTTACAAAAAACTTTTTACAAGAACACGAGCATCCTGTTGTAAAAATGATTGCACAAGCAAGAGAGATAAACAAAGCGCATACAACTTTTATTGATTCTATTTTACGTTATGAGCATAACGGTAGAATTCATGCAGAGATAAATCAACTGCGTAACGCCGGAGGCGGTACAGTTACAGGTAGGTTTTCTTATCAAAACCCCAATCTACAACAAATTCCTGCAAGAAATAAGGATCTTGGACCTAAGATAAGGTCATTATTTATACCCGAGGACGGCCATACATGGGGTTGTTTTGACTATTCTCAGCAAGAGCCTAGGTTGGTAGTGCATTATGCATCTTTGTACAAATTACCGTCTGTATATGACGTTGTAGATGCATATACAAATGACTCTAACTCAGACTTCCACCAGACTGTAGCAGATATGGCAGATATACCTAGATCCCAGGCTAAAACTATTAATCTAGGATTATTCTATGGTATGGGTAAAGCTAAACTTCAGGCAGAGCTGGGTGTAACAAAAGACAAAGCAGCAGAATTATTTAACACATATCATTCACGTGTACCATTCGTAAAACAATTGATGGAAAAAGCATCGAACAGAGCACAAGACCGTGGACAGATACGAACACTGCTGGGTAGATTATGCAGGTTTCACCTGTGGGAGCCTAACAGTTTTGGTATGCATAAAGCTATGACTCACGAAGATGCACTCAGGGAGCATGGACCGGGGATCAGGAGAGCTTACACATACAAAGCTTTAAACAAACTAATACAAGGATCA